GTCGAGATCGCCGCGACCGAAGACGTGCTCACACCGCAGGAAGTGGAACAGCTGGGCCGGTTTGCCCGCGCCATGAAGCTGGACTGGGGCGGGCTGGACGTGCTGCGCGATCGCAGCGATGGCCGCCTCTACGTCGTCGATGTCAACAAGACCGACATGGGCCCGCCGATCGCCATGGCGCTGCCTGACAAGATCACCGTGACCCGCAATCATTGCGGTCAGGTCTGTTTGCATTGCATCAGGGTCAACAAAAATGCCAGCATTAATTTGTGCGTCATACGCGCTAATTTTTTTTGTCAGTTCTTTGTTTAACTCAGTCGACAACTGCGTTGCATAACTTGCAGCAGTAACGCCGCCAAAAACTGTGGTCTGATCTCCAGTTATCTCAGATATGTCGCGGCCTTCAGAAACTGCAATTTGCAATTGCTCTGCGGTGACCGGGTTTTCAAACGCAAATTGCGCCGCGTCAACTTTTGCCTGCGCTGTGGCTTTTTCTGTAGCAAATCTAAACATGCTGTCTAGGCCACGGTTCAACTGATCATAGACACGCGCCTGCGCCTGCCCAGCGGCGGCGTAATTAATAGCTGGCATAGTTGCTACGCTAACGCCTAGTGGTCTGTATTTTGGTGCTTCAGCCATTTATCTAAGTCCCTAGAATTGGCTGGTTGCCAATTAAAGATTTTGTTGCATAAGCCTGCCCGAATGCTCCAAGACCTTGCAATAACCCAGCCCTCATCGTTGCTGTTGCTTGCGTCATGTACATCCCGGCCTGCATTTCGCCACCGCGCAATGCAATCAGCGCATTATTCTCTGCCATTGCATATTCACGGGTGCCAGTGGCTTGTGCAAAATTCATCAGGCTCAAACCAGATCCGCTAAACGGGTCAACATTGCCAGCGGATTTACGCGCATTGACTGCGGCTTTGGTGCGTAAAATATTATCTAAAACAGCGACGCCCTGTTGTTTGTATTTTAACGCCTCTTGCTGACCTTGCAGACGCGCCATAGTTGATTGCGCCGCCAATCCTTTTGCTTGCGCTCTTGCCGCCTGATAGGAAGCAAATGCTTGTAAGCCACCAATTGCAAGTAATGCACCGCCTGCACTCATTGTCCAACACTCACTTTATAATCAATGCCAAGCAGTGTCATTTTCAGTGGCACGTCTTGACCAATTGTAATTTGACCATCGTAGTTATAACCTAACATAGAATGTAGCGTTTTTATACCAGTGAACTCTTGCACTGGATCATCAAGCACACTCTCGCCTAATTGCCTAAATGAAATCGTCTTGCTGTCAATCGTCAAAGACTGCGTCTCAAACAATTCTGCATTGACCTCAAATATGCGCTTCTTAAATCCTTTCAATGACCCGCTTGATAGGCGCGGCTCGACAGGCAGTGTTTTAACAGTTGGCGTAAAGTTTAAACCAACTTGATAACTGCTTGTCGCGGGGCTGACAAATGTCACAGTAGCTGGCGCACCAATGGCCGGGACTTGATCAGGCTCAACGATACCGTCGCGGATGATTGACACTGTCTCACCTTCCATATGTTCAACCGCGGCTGACGATGCCGCGCCGCCCGTGACTGACGCATCCAACAACAGGTCTGGGTCAAACACCTCAACAGTATATTGTATTGTTGTTGAGTTCTTTGTGCGTTGAACAATTGTATAGATTTCATCAACGTCAACGCCAACATTTAAAAAATTACCTCTGGTTATCCACTCAGACGGCGCAATGACGTTTTGACTTCGCAATAATGTATAGCAGGCAATCCTACCGTCACCGTTTACAATCAACAATCTATCGCCCTCATCGGTGCTGGTTGCTTTACGCACAACCATATCAACCGGGTCTTTCAACAAATGCGAGGACAACAAAGATATTCTGGCTGACGTGTAGGCTTGAACTGTGTCGCTGTAAATAAATTCTTGTAGTGACTTGCCTTGGCGCTGGACATACAGGGTTGAGCCATCAATGTTTTGCACTCTGACGCCAGCCTTTATGCCAAACGCGGTTTGCTGTTTCACAATTAAGTTGCTTGGCGTAATTGGCTCATCAAGTGACTGCGGCACATAAAACTCGCCGCCCGTTGTAAAGACTTGCAAGTGCCTGCCAGAGTAGATATCAACAATGGCATTAAATGTGCCAGTGTCTAACGTGGCCTCAAGACTTGCATCATCGAGCGATTCGCCGGGGTTAAAGTTGAAAAAGTCAGAGACGCGAGAACCCCACAAAGTCGATGGCCTAGACTTACTGCCGCCAAACCACAGCCGCCCTTCGTGAAATGTTGCGCTACGCGGCCAGCCTCTAGTGCTAGACCACACATCTTCGTAGCCGTGTTCACTGTTCCAGTTGCCAGCCGTTAGCGCCGTTGTGTCGAAAAATGGAACCTCAACGTAAGCCTTCATTTCTGTGTCGCTTACAAACTCAATGTATCTGGCTCTGCCAAATCCTATGTCTGCAAGCGCATAGTCACCAACCGCCGCGCTGTTGAAGGCTTTGATTGCATAATGCGATGTATTGTCTGGCTGTGTGTCCCACGCCGGCTCAACAGTAGCCACCTTAGTTGACGCGACATAATCATCAATGTGTCTTTTCTGACCAGAGCCAGTGCCAGACGTTATCTCGATATACATCCCATTGCATTCATCATCCAAAGTAAAACTAGTGGCTGACTTTAGCGTGATTGTACTTGCCCCGCCAGCCTGCGCCACACCTGTGTCAGTCGTGACTGAGCTAGCAGTAATTGTGATATTGCCGACAGTCGCGGATGGCGTAATTGTAAACTGTGGACTATGTACTATTAAATCATAGACGTGTTGCGGCGTGTGATCGAAACTAATAGAGCTAAATGTCCAATCCGCATCAGTCGCACCCCTAACAATTTTTCTTGGGCGCATATCTTCATGCACAAAAATTATTGTGTCGGCACTTTGCACCCAGTTAATTTCTGGTAAGCGACTAGATGTAAAACCAGTCAGTGTTAGATAATCGTTACCACTAGCATTTATGTTTGTGATTTGTACGCCATCCTTAAACACATACATTTTGTTTGGCGTAAACACCAACATGTAACTGTCTGTAACACTAAATTCAAACGAAACCATTCGGGTTGCGTCAGCCGCGCCGCTGTCAAGGTTCGCAATAAACTTTGTACCGTCGCGCCGCTTCGCGCCACCTTGGGGCTGAATTACAACATTACTCGCAGTTTCCAAACCAGACTGATACTGATCAATGTCTGTGCGGGCGCGTAGCTTTGGATCTAACTCACCGCTAGTAAAATCATTCTGGATCTGGATGATGCGGCTCATGCTAGAACCTTATGTCAGAAATTGGAAACTCTTGTATAACTTGAGCCGGGCGATCCGCGCCATCAATATTGATAGCAACACGCATCAAGCCACCGCGCATATTTTCTGATGGCAGGCCATATGCTTTGTTGTGATAATAATCGCCTTTTGTAATCTGATCTGTCACTGGCTCTGCGAACTCAGCGGCCAGCGCTGTCTTTAATAATTTAACAAAGTATGGCGGAAACACGCCGGGATCTGGCGTGTACTGGTAATCAATCCAAACCTCTTCGTATGACGTATACAAACCAGAACTGTAGATCTCAAAGTCCCTGACTGGCAAGGCGCTAGTAGTGCCTACGTTAAATACGGCCTTTGGGTTGCCAAGTATGTCACCCGGCAAAGCATAAATATATTTCCACTCGTTTATTGGTGTAGTTGATAACCTACCTAGCTTGACCTTTTTGATAGACCAGCTAAATGGGTACTGCATCAAAATAGTGTCTTGTATGTCATCATAAAGCCTGTCAGCTACTTGTGCCTCGTCTGTCCCATCTGCAAACGACGAAAGGGGCGCGGCCCCCAGCATAATCAAAGCATCAGAACATATTGACAGTTTTGTGTCGCCAGTTGCCATAAACTACTCCAATTGATAAGAGGGGCGGGTTTCCCCGCCCCACTAGGGATTAGTCTGTGTCAGTCATTGCGACGGCAGTGCCGTCGGTGACATCAACAACACCAGCCGCGTTTGACGCAACCATAACAATTGACATTGTTGGTGTCGCGCTGTCGTGAACAAAGATGATATCGCCGACTGCCAGTGTGTCTGACAGGTCATTGAAATACCCTGCTGTGTTCACAGTCGCAATAGCGTCTGCTGATGTGTAGGTGTACATGCTAGGTGCATTGCCTGATTTGGCTGCACCGATAACATTAAAGCCTGCTGATGAATAAGCCATTAGTCAGTCTCCTCTCTATTCGGTGCAAGAGATCTTAACAATGCCCTCGTCATCGATGGCGACTGCGCCAGCGCTGAACATAGAAGAAACCAAGAAGCTGGTTTTTTCTGGGACATAGTTAATTTCAGATTTTTGGTTCATGCCGATGCCCATACCCATTGCATCCTTGTGGAATGCGAAGCATGTGCGGGTTGATGGCAGTGGCAAGCCACCTTCATCACGGTCACCAAGAGTTACGAACTTGAAGCCCATAAAGGTGTCAACCTCACCAGAAACCAGAGCCTTCACGGTTGCAAAGTCACTGCTTGTGATTTCGGTTTCGCCCAGCATGCCAGCCAAGTTGTTAGCGTGGATGATCATGCAACGGCCTTCAGATGGAACATTGTTGGCGTCAAGCAGCTTCTTAGCTTCAATCAGCTTCTCAATGTTCATGTTTGTGCCAGCGCCACCAATGGTAGTCGCAACGGTCAGTGTTGTTGCTGATGCGTTGAGGGCATCAATAACAAGCTGATCCATACGGCGGCCAATGGCGTTACCAACTACCTGCACCAACTCACGGCGCTCGTCAAAATTGACTTTCTGCTGTGAGAAGATATCGCTGTATTCGGCAGCGATGTAGTCAGACATTGTGGCTGTGACTTGTGAGTAAGTCACGTTTAATGGTGTTACGTCAGTTTGCGGAACGCGAACTGTTGCGGTGCCTTTTCCGATTTTCGGAAACTTCACCTGATTACCTTCGACATTTGTACGCTCGCGAGTTAAGCCAGCCAGTGCGCGTGACGACTGATATGCCTGCTTAACTTCGGCATCGAACAACTGAACGAAAGCATTGGAAATGCCTACTGCCATTTTCCTATTCCTTTCATTACAAAGTTAAAACACGATTACGCCAAGCAGGTATCCTTACGGGCTGCGGCTTGGGCATATACGCTACGCCCCCAAGCGTTTGCGACAGGTCAAAGGCTTGATTGTCTGTCAAGGGTGATTTTATAGAAAAACACGGCAATTGTAAACAACTGCCGTGCTTAGATTAAATGGCTGAGTAATCTTGGGTGCCGTACACCTGTTCAAACATTTTCTCAACCTTGGCACGGTATGCCGGGTCATTGTTATACTCAGGCTTGCCAACCATCGCCATCAGTTCTTCTTTCGATGGCGCGCCGTCAATTGGCCCGACTTCAACCGGGATGGGCTTGTCGCCGTAATAGCTGCGAACTTTTTGCAGGGCGCGTAAACCCTGCGCCGTGCCGCCCATTACCTTGAACTCTTCAAAGTCAGCGTCTGACCATACGCCCTTGCGTACTAGGCTCGACGCCCAGTCAGTCATCGACTTAATCGTTTGATCAGCATTGTTGCCCAGCTTTTCATATTCTTCTTTGTAAGACAACTCAGCTTGCTGGCTTTCGCCTTGAGCCATTTCAATGAACGTCCCAGCCAATTGCTCAAACGCCGACTGACTGACGCCATTCTCTTTCGCCCAGTCTCTATAAACATTATAGAGAGGGTCATCGTCACCAATACCGGCCTCCTCAAAAATGCTCGTGTCATAATTATCAGGGGCTTTATGTTTTCCCTGACTAAACTTTTTTTGCAGTTCGTTATATGACTTAACAAGGTTTTCAAGATCTGGCCCATCGTCCTCATTCCAAAACTTTTCGGGATACCATTCTGGCCGCGCCAGTTCTATTTCCTCATCTTCTTTGGCAACAGTCACGTCATCGAGTGACGGCTCATTGTCAGGCAATTGATGTGAAATAGTTGCCTCTTCAGCTTGCTGCTGGTTGTCGTCGCCCTCTACTTGGGCTTCGGCCAGCAGACCATCTGTATCGTTCATAGGTTTCTCGCTCTCTTGATACGCCGCTCAATTTCCCTGACCAGACTATTCTGGCCTTCTCTAGCATAGCCGTGGCTGGCGTCCTCGCCGGGATACCAACTGGGCTGCTCTATCGTTAGTGATCGCAAATGGGTGAGCAGCTTTGCCCCATCATCACTAGCGAACACACGCAGATAAAGACGATCAATGTCGTCCTTATCAACTTGCTGTTTTTCTGCAATCTCAGGGTCTACAGTTTGTAGACCATCCCACCCGGACGGGTTCATTACATCATCCCTTCTGGGGGCGCCTCACCTTCTGCTGGTGCGCCACCCTCTGCTTGCGCTTGAGCCTGCATCATCTGTGCGGCCTGTTCCATCATCTGCTGACGCTCTTGTGGCGTGGTGCGTAAATCCGCTGGCACACCTAGTTTGTCAGCCACATAGTCTGCAATAGATCCCGTCTTGACAGCCATCTGGCCTTCCGGGCCAAGCGCTGATGACATCTGCACCCACTGCATAATCTTTTCTATGTCACCCATATTCTGTGCCTGTGCAATTGGGCTGACCGGCGTGACCTTTACCTCAAGGCCATTGACACGCAGCGGCATCTCAATCAAGCCGCGCTCATCCATCACATACAGGATACGCGACACTAGCGGCACCATAGTCTCAGTGATCAACCGGCCAAACGCTGAACCAAGGTTCTGTGCCAGTTCTTTCATGCGCTCTGCGATCTCTGTGGCAGACCGGGCTGACATGTTGTCGGGCGGCAATGTGTCGTCCAGCAAGATCTTTTTGACGTTCATGCGTAAGTCATTGATCACAATCTGCGACACATTGAAATCACCAGAGCGCGGCATCTGACGCAGGCTTTCGCCTTGTGGGCCGCCGTTACGCGCAACCGGGATAATCGCACCCGGCTGGATGCGGATGTTTTGAGGGTTCAACACACCATCGTCAGCCGCCGTGTAGACGCCAGCGATAGACAGGCTGGCATTCTTCAACAGCAATTCCAGCGTCTTGTTTAGCGTCTTGATGTCTGGGATGGCAGTGACCAGCGGCCCCCGGCCATACACCTCACCCGCGACTTTCATGTAACGCGCCACGATCCAAGGCGATGATTTCATGCGGCGCATAAGCAGGCCAGCTTTGCCCTCTGCCCAGATTACATGATAGCAATAGTCACCCTTCTCCGGGTCATATAGTGTAGCCTCAACTAAGTCGATTTCCTGAGTAGGCTTATCGTCAATCATGCGCTGCAAGCGGTCAGGGATGTCGGCGTCAGTCCAATGCTGTTTGATGGCCTCGCCTTTCAGACGCATCCGGCGATAGACGTTGTCAACCTTGCCGTGTGCGCCCTCTTCAATGCTGACCAGATACTGCGGCACAGCGGTAAAGCGAATAGGCGTCATGTCATCGCCGGGCTGCACTAGCATGACGGCTGTGCCAACGGCTAGGTCAAGCAAAAACTCGCCCATAGCCAAATCAAAATTAGACTGCCGCAACAGGCTGAACATTGTGTCGGCGTACATGTCCAGCGCCATTTGTGCTTCAAGGCGGCGATCCTCTGGGATTTCCGGCCCCGGCTCCAACCGGCACCAAGGCGCGTATGGCGGGAACAAGCCAGACTGAATGCGGTTAGCGAAGCGCTGCGTCGCATTGATGGCGGTACTGTCGAACACGCGCACCATTTTATTCTGACCCGGTGAGCCGCCGCCCTCGTAATAGCCATCATACAGATTGCGCTGCGGCAGGCCGAACTCATAGCAGTCTTCATAGATCTGACGCCAGTTGTCTTTGCGGCGCTGCGCCACGTCGTGACGCTTTAGGATGTCCTCAACACTATGCACTGGCTTTATTCCTCTTGCTTATCGCCGCCGCTTTCGACTTGGCGTCTGCTTTTGAACTCGCGCCCCAAGCGCGAAGTGATAAAAGCAGGCGCGTTGGCTTGCCCTTTTCGTCACGCTCCGGCCCCGGCATGTTGCCCATTCTAGCCAAGAACGATGCCCGGCGTGGGTTGTCGCCCTTCTTGACCGGCGCTTTCAAGTTCATGCCCTGCTTTTTGGCAGACGCACGGCCTGCGGCATTCAAACCGCCTGATGGGTTTTTACCCTCAGATCTCTGCCAAGCTGGTGTCTTAGCCACGCGCC